GTGTATAAGAGACAGAGCTATAGTAACGTGTATGTTATCGGGAGTGTTGTCTAAGATATGTAAATTCTTTACAATGGTATTCCAATCGCTTGGATAACGTATATAATGATTACGGTCGTCTAGTGCATCTAAACTAACACCAACTTTAACTACTCTGAATTGTTTCCATAGTTCAACAATAGATTCGTCTAGCATTAAAACGTTTGTATTATAGCGTAAATGTATTTGCCCGGCATATCCCCTGCGAACAATTTCTTCTAAAAATATCTTGTGTTCTTTAATAATCAGAGGCTCGCCACCAGCAAAGTATAATTGTCTAATGTTAGGAATCTGTTCATATATCTCTCTCCAGAAGGCAGGGTTTTCGTGCCACTTGTTATTGAACTTGTCGGCTTCCCAACTCATCTGTCGTTTGATCAGTGGGCTAGTAAATATAGGAAATATTTTTTTGTGTTCAGGAACCCACATACTGGAATCATGTGGACTGCACATTACACATTTAAGATTACAAGTGTGTCCTAGTCTAAGATCTAGATACTGTAGTTTAAATGGAACGCTACCATCTTTGTTAGTTTCTTTGATTAATTTGGGTACATCGACGTTGTCTAAATGCCATGCGCCAGTTTCCCAGATTCTCTTACTGACAATGCCTTCAGCTTCTTCTTCAAAGCATTTTGTACAGCTACTAGGTACGGAACCTTCTAGCATTAACTTACGAACACTTTTCATGTAGTCGCTATTAAATATTTGACTAGGTAACTGATCACCAAAGTTGCTGGCTTCACCATCTTCTTTTTTAACTAGCCCAACTGTATAGTCACCGCTTTCGGCACCACTAGCATTAGCTACACAACAGATCCTGGCATCGCCATTTGGTCTAGTGGCCAAGTGTATCCAAGGAATAACACAAAATGATGCTGAGCCAGTGACTTGTTCAAGCTGTTGTTGCCAACTGGCTAGTTCACTGTTTTCATGTTGCATCCAAAAGACTTTACTCATTGTTTGTTATCCTAAATTTTTGTTTACTAATACTTATAAATGGGCTATGCGGTCCACACATAATGATACAAGTGGAACTACTTTTGTCCTTCCACTTTTGTTGCCACATATCTTGCCATTCATCTGTTTCCACTATATTTCGTAGGCCGGACTCTAATACATTTAATCTTGGAAATTTTAATACTTGTTGACGTACTAATTCGCCTTCTTCAATTATACTATCTTCTTGAAATAAATTATAGCTCTTTAATAAATTGACATCATAGTTTGTGTATAAAAACGCACCAATCATACAGCAAGGGCTTAATTGATAGTGTGCATCAATATATAATTCTTTATCTTTAACAGCCATGCAATTTATCTTATCTGCGTTAGGCCATTGTTGATGTCCTTGTATATCCCTTTTGCTGACAAATTTAATTTCACTGTCAGTAGGTTGTTCGAGATTATATAAAAAATTTCCATCTTTATCTACAACAGGAAACGGACGAGCGTGACGTCTGCTATTTTTAACACTGAACTTCTTAAAACCCAACTCATTAGATATCTGTTCTGCATCAGCTACTTGGTGCTGATTATGTTTAAATCTAATAAAACACCACTCGGCATTGCCGCCTTCGGTAATAAATGTTTTGGCATTTCTTAAGATCAAATTATAATCGGTACCTACACGATAAATGTTGTGGGTATCTTCTAAACCATCTATAGCAAATATCACTGTGTGATTTTTGGGCAATGCTTGATATAGTTTTTTCCACCAAGAGGATGATCTTAAACTACCATTAGTGTGGACTAGCACTTGTATATTGGGTGTTGTGTCTCTAATGTATTCGCACATCTCAATGAGATCATTGTTTAATAACGGATCTCCAAAGTTTCCACAAAAATTAACAATTTCAAGTTGTTGTAATACGTCAACAGAAAATATCCTTTGAAAATCTGCTACCGACCAATCATTTATCTCTAATAAAGGATTATCAATTCCACCGTGGATATTTCTTGGACACATGGGGCAAGATGCTTGGCATCGATTAGTAATCTCTAAGTGAACACTTTTAAGTTCGTTATAACTAAACATTATTTCATACCTATAATCATATAACGAGTATACAACTGCGTTTTCATTTCCCCACCCCACCGAAAATGTAATCCGCAGGTAGCTTTAAAATCATCAAACGATTTATGCCAGCGTACATGCTCTGGGATATCATAATTATTACTTTGTAATATAACTAGAGCATTGTGCGGCAATCCACTCAGCCATAACTCATATTGTTCTTGTGTAATATGTTCACAGCTAGTATTAATTACAACATCGGCATCTGAACGTATCTCGCACATGTCTGCTGTAACGGCTTTAAATCTGCCCTCTATTTCTTCGCCCTTATTCATCATGGTAGCAATAGACTCACAAGTGTGATCAATATCAACGCTACGAATGTTCTTAACAGGTATGCCGCTTTGAAATATCATACTGGCTAGCACACCCACCCAACCGCCGTGTATATCTATGCTAACGGGTTCCTTAACTTGATGACTTAATTGATCAATAAGCCACTCTTTGCTTTTAATTTGACCAGCCCAAAAGGCATCCATAGTCCGCATAGGGTTTTCGCTGTTGCGAATAGCTTGCATCCAGTAATGTAAATGTGCTGTATCAATTAACAAATTGTGCTCCTAGCTTGTCAAACTTACCGCATTGTCTAGAACATTCTAACAACGGATCTTTTTTCCAAGTAGCTTCAATTCTATCAAAGAATCCCGAATTGAAAATTTCTTCGAGACTACGGTCGTTTAAATTAGGAAACTCTCCGATTTGATCCATATAGTCTATACGTTTAGGCCAGTGAGGCATTCCCCATTTATGGTCTAGCCAACAACACGGACTGACTGCACCTTCTGCACCTATGTATACTTGCTGAGATCGTTTAGCCATACAACTTATACTATTAGGTTTTACATCTATTAATGACTCTACTATTTTAGGAATCATGTTTAAACTTTGTTGAGTTGGATAAATCTTATATCTAGTTTTACCCACATCATCTAATACTGTAAATCCGTCTTCTGTAAACCTACTAGTATGTTTAGTACTAAAACTTTTGAATCCTAGGGTAGTTGCCATAGTGCGACATTCTTCAACTTGATGTTCATTATGTTTAAAAACTAACATGTGCCAATTGGCAATACCTTTGGCTTGAATAAACGCTTTTGCATTTTCTATAATTTTGTTCCAGTCAGTATCTATTCTGTAGATAGCATGAGTATCAACTAATCCATCTATCCCAAACACTACTTTAGTTCCGGTATATGCTAATTGTTCCCACCACTGAGTGCTCCTAGCACTGCCGTTTGTATGCATAATTAATTGAATTGCAGGATTTACTGCTCTAAGATACTGTAGTATTTCTAAACAATCCTGAGCAATTATAGGATCTCCTAAATTGCCACACATTGATAAATTGTTCAATTGACGAATGAAATCATCGTCGAACCAAGATTTAAACTTTTCTAGAGATATTTCAGTTAATTCAAATAAAGGATTCCTGACGCCGCCGTGGATCCTACGAGGACACATAGGGCATCTGGCCTGACACTTGGTAGTTAATTCCAAGTGTATGTCGCGTATATCTTCTAATTTATACATATATTAATTTTTGCATTTTGGTATCTTACTGTCTGCTGAACTAACACATCGTTCAGTTATACAACCCTTAGGGGCGGAAAACAAAGTAAATTTTTCTATCGTCCCTAATGATTCTTCTTGACAACTATAAGCCCTTTTAACCTCGTTACCTCTTATTATAACACTTTGGTACCCACTATTGCAAGTCCAATTGGTAAAACTATTAAATCCAAGTGCATTGAATCGTTCTGCCTGATCTATATAATAATCTTGATCGCCATCTGTTAACCTAATCTGATAGCCTTCTTGCTGTTCAAAATCATTTTGCATTATGCTAATCATGTCCGGAGTATATCCATCTACAACAGCAGTAGCCGTATCATTACTTTGCGGTTTAAGAGTTACATTAATTCCTTGAGCTCGAAAACGGTTACAGCGTTCTAATGTTTCATAGAATTTATCCGGAACCATAACTTGATTAATTGTAACATGAACTGTATCGTCCATCAATTGCAAACACTTATCGCCAAACTCTTTTTCTCGAGCAAACTCTGCATGAAAACTAGCTGTAATACTTCTGCGTTGCAACAAACAAGTGGCATTATGCCAATTACGCCACCAATTAAGACTAGGACTTAAATTTGTTGTCATATGTACCGTTTGGTAAGGAGTCTGAGCTCCATCATCCAAGTGTCTAATTAAATCAAGTAAATGTTTATAAGCAGTTGGTTCACCACCGCTGAACGACCAATGGAACTGGTTAAACCCATTAGCTCGTGCTTGACGCTTAATCTCGTCTACAGTAGATTTATATACTTCAAGTGGTTGGTGATCAGGAATATCGGCCCTAGCATATGGCCAGCAATAACTACACTTATAATTACAAAAGCGACCCAATATCCAACTTACGTTAAATAAAGGACGATCCAGCATAGTTTGCTGTCCAAACTGTGTAATATTTTGAAAAGGTATGGTTGAAAATTGCATTGACAGTATTTACAATCGATAGTATACTAACAACGTAGACGTGAGTGGAACTTGGTATACCTCCTCCCTTCGGGGAGGGACTGGGTCTAGCCCTTAGGGTGACTTTGCAGGTTCGAATCCTGCCGTCTACACCGTTTTTAACACAGGCACAGAGAGGCAGTTATGAAAAAGGCAGTTATAGTATTAGTAATGTTAGCAACTACTAACGTATTTGCTTATTATGAAGATCCGCATCATCAATTTGATATGACTCATAACGAAACTAATCAAGTCAAAATTTCGTTTGTACAAACTAATAATGTACAAAGTACATGTAGTGCAGAATCAATTAGACGAGGCAAAGGCGCATTTGGCTACAGCATTGAAGCCTGTAGTTTTTGGAATAGTAGTTTTACCGAATGTACTATCGTTACCGCGCCCACAGCAAACTTTCATACTATAGGACACGAAGTTCGGCACTGTTTACAGGGCAATTTCCATAAATGAAAAAAATAGCATCAAGTACAGAACGACATACCTTTCAAAAAGAAGGTGCGATCAAACGGGCTAAAGAAGCAGGCGAAGAACCTAATCAAGCCTATATCGAAATGTGGGAACAGATTAAAATCGATGATGCCAACAAGATCCACGATCCTGAGTGGCAAAAGAACAATATGGAGTATGATCTCCGTAGCTCAAAAGAGCTATGCGATAAAGTTAAAGCTAGCGATGCCTATGCTCAAAATTTGTATGCCGCTATGTGTAACATGACTTGGCAAAGCAGAGAGTTTTGGCAAGAGCTAAAAGGCGAAACTTGGTCTTGCTCTTGGCGGCATAGTGGCGGTATAATTGCCGATATGCGCGAACAAGGTGACTACATTGATTGGTATTGTTCAGGCATGGGCGGACTGTCTGGTGATTACGACCCCGACGGCATTGAATCTTTTGAGGAGTGGCAAGCTCGTACCGAGTTTGTGCCCGAAGGTGTGGTCACTGATGAAATACGTGAGG